AGAGGCTCTTGCAAACTCTTCTTCATACACTGCTTTTAATATTTGCAATCTATCGGGGGCTCTTTTCATAGCCATATAGTATGCAAGTCCCGCAACCATACAAGGATAGAACCGCAAAGGAGCTTCTACATTGTTGTAAAGATAATCTGCGTCTTCCATTTGTTGAATGTAATAATATGTAAGAGTGTCTGTTGAGTTTTCTGGTGTAGCCCAAACATTTAAAACTGGTGATATTGAACGATCAAAATAGTACTGACTAGGTCTTCCCTGGGTGGTTTTATCAGGAATAGTGGCATAATTATCTCGACTAATTCTATCCATCTCATAATCTGTTCCATCCCGGTTCAGAACTACTTGTAGAATATCAACAGTATGTTTGCTTAAAGTGTATGCCGAAGTACCTTGTGTTAAAGCTTGAGTAGCCGAACGTACTGTCCAAAGATTTACACCTCTGTTCGACCAATCAGCAAACATCAAATTAAGAGATCTTCTAGCAGTTTCTGCGTCATAACCAGTTCTAACTTCTAAACCACACCGCTCATACGCTTCTTCAATAATCTCACCAATACTAAGATCGAAGTTTCTAGTCCCTGACGTAGCCATAAGTTACCCTCTCTATAGAAAGATTTTTCATAATCATCGCTAACATATTGTGATTAGCATCTAATTTAACATTCATTACTTCTGTGTTCTTATCTACATTTATTAATGTGCGCGTCACCCAAGTAGACCACGCTCCTGAAACACCTAAGACAGTTGTGATACCAGCCGCAATAAAAAGTAATTTTATTTGAGCACCCATCAGCATCTCCATCTTTTTCGAGCTTGCCGAAGCCGACTGTTAGGATCTTTAGCCGCCTTCGGAAACTTTTTCATTTGACCCGCAGATCGAGCGCAATATGACTTACGTCTCTTCGCATCCTTACTGCCCTTTTTAACTTTGCCTGTAACCGCAGTCTTTAATTTAGAACCAGGGTTTTTTCTCCTGTATGCTTTCACACCTTTCTCAGTCATTCCCGCACCACTCTTGGTTGGTCGGAAATTCTTTTTATTTCTTTTAGGCATGTTATCAGCCATAGGAACCTCTATGCGTAGAAGATCGTTGCAGAAGTTGAATGAACAGAACTATATGTTATATACGCTCCATCTGTAAACAACATCCCATTATCTGGAACATCTGGATACTCTGAGCCTACACTCGCAGGAGTTTGATACTGTAAAAGAGCCGTTCCTGTTATAGATGTATTTCTAAAAGAAATTGTTCCACCTGTTGCAGTGCTTACCAAATAAATACCTTTTAATCTGCATCTTCCATCAAAGATAATAGCTTTGATCGCTGTTCCTGAACCAGCCTCAACATTACCCGCAGGATTACCTACTGCCGCAATTTGAGTGACTGTTGCAAAAGTGCTTGATCCTGTTGCTATATCCGCGTTTGCTCCTGTAATACTTTCTGTTTGAGCCGCGCCGTCTACATCCGTTCCAGTAACGGTAAAGGATATTCCACTATCGTTACCCGCAGAAGTAATTGTTACATTCCTTGGGCTATCGAAAGTAACGGCACCACCACTGGCTAAAGCTCCGCCTATAACCAAATTAGCGTTGTTTCCAACCGCTGCACTTGCTGAAATTCCATTTGGATCCGCCGCCGCTGATTCAATAAACGTGGATTGTACGTCTGAACCTGCCATATTATTCTCCTTTATAAAAGTGGTAGGGGTTACCCCCTACCTTAATTAATGGTTACGCAATTTGAACGTACTCAATAATGAACGTGAACGATCCTGCTGTTGTCGCATCAACTGTATTAGTGATGTTGCAGTAAATAGTTCTTGCGGTGTCGGTGTATTGAACAGAAGCTGGTGCAGTTGTACCATCTTGTGTTTGAAGAACCAAACTAGTTACAGTTACGTTATGTTCTACTACAGTTGTACCGCCATCAAGAATCTCATCTGTCTGAGCCGCAACAATTTGTGCACCAGAAGAAGAAGTACCAACTTCATATCCAATATCACCTGTTCCAATAACTGGAGAAGTGTCACAAAATATTTTAATGTCAGTAATTATTGTATTTGCTGGCTGAGTAAACTCACCAATTGTCGGGCTATCCCCTGCCGTAGTGTTAACTGTAACACCTGTTGCAAAACCAACGTGTTTTACATATTTATTGGTAACAATACCTGTTGAAGCAATAACTGCGGTATCAGTGATTGCACCTGTTGTAGCGTTTTTAGATACTACTTTAAATCCGTTTTCGGAACGGACTGGTCCTGTAAATGTTGTATTAGCCATGTCAATCTCCTTGTCTAGGCAAATGTCAGTCGCACCATGCGACTGTCAAGGTGACTACAGATTACATCAATTAAAAAGAAAAAGAAAGGGTCAAGCGTTAATACTTGACCCTTCCCTCATTTATTTGTCGCAGTCGCAGTTTTTAGCTTCTTCTGCAAGAATAAGTCCTAAGATGGCACTAGCAACACCGATGAACATTAATTCACCCATGCCTGTGATCATCCCAACACCTATAACCCCTACACCAATCGCAGCATAGCTAGATGGTTCAGTAAGTCTTTTTGCGACCCAATTTACAATTTTCATAGTCAGTCTCCTTTCATAAATAAAAAGAGGGCGACTGATTAAGCCGCCCTCTCTATTCTTTTCATAGTTCCGATTACGCTCCTGGCGAACCGAACACACAACGTGGATCAGAGAATCCGAAGCTATAACGCTCCCGAGCCTTGTATCTCATGTTGCCTGTATCGAAGTCGGCCTCCATGTTTGTAGACATTGGAGTACGCTCGAAATGGATGAACCCTCTAGGAGCATCTGTTTTAACCCACCACGCATCTGGATCAGTTAGGAAATCGTTAACGGTATAACCGTCAGGAACCATTCCCATTGATTTGATTGCGTTAGTGTCGTTATCAGCAGTGCCAACCCGAAGATTAGATACCATGATACGTTCTGCGATGAACTGAAGCTGACGTGGTAGAATTAACTTCATACCTCGAAGAGCTACTTTTAGTCCTCGCTCATCAACATACCCAGCAATACTGATCAACGCATCTTCCAAAGAAGTTTCGTTTAGATCAGAAGCAGTAGATGGTGTGTTTGATAGTGTCCCACCGTTTGTAAGAGGGTGTGCAGTTGAACAAAGTGCAACTCCATCTCCTCCAGCAGAAGCTCCACCAGTGAACGCATTGTTCAATATAGCGGCAGCTTTAACTTGCTTTGTGTGGGCCATTGATCTCGCAAGAGCACGGGTGTATCGGCTTCCGAGACGATCATAAAGATTGTCCTCGATAGCTTCTTCCGTGATTGAGAAAGCCAATGCTATTGTTTCGTTGTTGTAACGAGCAGTGAATGCTTCGTTAGCATCATCGAAGTTTACAGCGGAACCTTCCGATTTATTCGGAGCAGCACCAAATCCAGAAAGCATTACTTCCTCTTCAAACGCTCTGTCTGAAGACTCAGTAGTATAGATTTCTGCATGCTGATTTTCGTACCTGTCGTACTCCATGCCAAATAGGGCATTGAGACCAGGCTCTAGCTCTTTTGCTAGTTGTGCGCGTGATATAGCCATATCCTAATCTCCTTATACGCCAGTTGTAGAAACAGTAGCCGCTACAATAGAGCCAGTTGGCGCATTGAAGTGGTTGTTGATTCTAACGATTAGTGGGATACCAGCAACAGTGAAGTCAGAATTTCTAGGATCTTCTTGGATTCCCATGATTCTCAACGCCAATGTGTTGGTGGTTGCAACTGTATTCAAGTCCGCTGATGCAGAAGATATACCAGTAGTAGTAGAACCACTGTTACCTGATGCAAGAGCAATATTTGCGAATACAGATGTACGAACTTCCGCTTCTGTGTTCTGACCCGCAACAACATTAGATGTAGCGATTACGAACAATTGATTTGGATCATCGTACAAGAAGGCTTTGACAGGATAGTTAGAATCCGCGCCAGAACCAGGCCAATAGTTTGACCATACTGTTTTTCCAGTAGTAGATGAGACATACTCACAACCGCCGAAAACACCAACTATAGAGACGTTACCACCAGCCGCAGCTTGTAGATCGTCAATAACACCAGCCGCTAACGGAATAACCGCCATGCCCTGATATATAGGGTTAGAGTTGTCAGAGGCAATGCGATACTCAGTCATCCCAGTGGAGTTGGTCGATTGACCAATTTTTCCTAACGGTCTAAGACCGAAGGACCCATTTGAATTTGCCATTATAGCACCTCATTAATTATTCGGTTGAGGTTTTTCCTCGTCCGAAGGTTACACGACTTTGCCTGTTCTGATGAATAGGCATCAAAGGATTTTGTTCCTTCATTAAATCCTGATCGACTGCCGCCATTGCTTCGCGGGTTCGGGTCCCGTAATACTCGTTTCTTTCATTGGCTGTCTCGATAGGTATGCGACACAACATCAAGCCACCGTTACCAATAACTCCTGCATATTTACCATCTTCAATGGTCGGAGCTTCGTAACCGGGATACTCATCAGCACGAACGGGTTCATACCCTTCACGAAGTTTGGTATGAACATTTGTCTTGTCATCCTCTCCTCGCATTGCTGTTCGTATCCAACGATGCACATAACCCGCTGGGGGTTCTGGGGCATCTAAGCGACTGGGTGGTGCCCAGGGTTTTCTGCGCGTTTCTTTTTCTCGCGTTTGAGTTGATCGTGGTGCTCTTGTATCTGCCATTTTGTTTCCTTCTAGTTGTTAGCTTTTTCGCTAGTTTTCAAAAATTCCTTTGCATATCTATCCAGAGGAACATTTAGCTTTTTTGCCATAGCAACTTGTGACGGCGAGAGCTTCACGGTCCTGCGCCCCGATTTAACATTGCGAGATGCGGAGGATCCAGCGGGTGCGACCTGGTTTCCCCCTCCCGTTTTCTTAGGTTGAGCGTCTGAAAACTTTTCTGGGAAGTATTCCCTAAGTTGACGATCTACCGCATTATAGTACTCATCGCTTCCTGTGTCAAAGCCTTCTGCTTCTAAGTTGTTATGAATAGCAAATGCAGATGCAGTCATAACCTCATCTTTACCAAACCACTCATTCTTCTCTGTCCATGCTTTAGCTTTAGGATCCACTTGTTGTGGAGGAGGAGCCATCTGTTGTTGAGGCTGTTGAACTTGTTGTTGAGGCTGTTGAACTTGTTGTTGGGGCTGTTGTTGAGCTTGTTGTTGTCTAGCTCTAGCCACATGAAATCTTTGTTCTTCAATAGCTACACGGTTTAAAACTTCTTGAGCAGCAAGAAGAGCTTCAGAGTCTCCTTCCTCATGAGCTATCTTATATGCCCTATGTGCTGCCGCCTTTTGACTTTCTAAACGACCACCATATTCAGCGACATAACCTGTGTCTAATTGTTGCATCCTAGACTTCAAAGCCGCAATCTCTTGTTGTTGCAATTGTGCAACTCGTATTGCTTCTTCTTTATCTCGTTTCTCCTGATGAAACTTAGCTGTCTGTTTTTTTATTCTTTTTTGAACACCCTTGCTATAAGTTTCTAGCTCTTCATCAGATACTTCTTCTGACAGTTCCGCTTCAACTTTAGGTTCCTCTGGCTCTGCTATTTCAGCCTTGACCTCTTCTTTTTGTGGCTCAGAACTCTCAGCTTTGACCTCTTCTTTTTCTGACTGTTCCTCTTCTAGTTCCACAACAACCTCTTCTTCAAGATCTCCCGTTTGTTTAACTATACTCTCTGCATTTTCTACATTCATTTTTCTCTCCTAAATATGCTTAACGTCATCTGGTTCTAGTATGGTAGCAATCACTTCGTCATCATTAATGATACGAACCTCACCACCTTCTATTTTAAAACGAGATCCTGCATAGCGACCAATGCAAACCCATTGACCTTCCTTGCACCACGGTTCTGCGCCAGAGCCAAACTTATTTGGATCCTGATAGGCTAGTGGTCCAAGACGCATCACATAAGCAACAACAGTTGCTATAGATTCTCGTTCACGAACTTCTTCTGGAATAAACAATCCTCCACCAGTTTGTGCCTTACCCTGGTACGGCATAACTAAGATGCGCCACCCTGTGGGTTGAGGTAATCTTTCAACTAATGGT